CAATCACAATTGATGCTTCGTTCATTTTGTTGCTCCCGATTCTGGGAACAGCTGATCTGCTCCCAAATACAGAGTGACAGGCAAAACCGACAAATTCAACAATCGCGCCTCAATTACGGCGTGTCGTTACCGCTTAAACGCTTTTCCATTGCCTTTTCATACTCTGATTTTGATTGTTTGTCTTTGAGTCCATTTGAGGCCAATACGCCACCCAATGAACCTGTTAGGAAAATAGCCAAAGTCTTGAGCAAATCTATGAAAGCTGCATCATTGGGAGCTTGACCGCCAATTGGTTGTGTCACAAAAATCAATGCATAAGTGATACCCAATGTGACAATTAAAAACACAAATGACAAAACCGAGCCAATCAAAAACATTAACCGCGCTTTGATGTCCTCTTGACTTAATCTGTCTCTATTTTTTGATGCCATCGCCTATTAAATCCTCCGTACAGGTTCCGGTGACTTTACATTGTGGTTTCATACATTCTGGCTTTTCCCAATTTTCATGCAGCTGGCATGGGTATCTGACCCAACCTTGATAACCACACCCGGCAAGACTTAGCGCAAAAATTGCGGCCAAGCTTGCCGCGCGTAGTTTCCAAATCATTTGCCAGTTGATCCAAAGGCTTTGTCAGCCGGATTGAGCCAACGCAAAATCACAGGCACAACAGCTGCAACGCCACCCATTGCCATTTGTTGCAACGAGCCTCCAGCCATGTAAACAGCCAATGCGGCTGCGATGTACGAGCGACCCCATGAGGCCGCCATTGCTTTTGCTTGATCCATTATTTTTCTCCTTTTGGTCGATCCGGCAAATCGCCGGAAAACGGGCCATAGGTTGGTCGGCCGTAACCGACAACAAATGACCTTGCTCCCAAATTTCTTGATTTAACCATCACTTCGCCGCCATTGCGTTGATCGCCGGCACCGGATGTGTTGCCTTCAATGGTCACAATCTGTTTATCTGATACCCGGATCACCAAGCCAACATGATTGATGGTTGTTTTGTCATCGATCACAAAATCAAAGAAAACAAAGTCACCAATCTTTGGCTCGGTGTGCCAGCGTTTCATTTTCTTAAACGCCTCGGCACCAGCTTTGGTACTGACTACATTAGGCACATCCACCGAGGCAATGTCGCAGCAATAATTTAAGAATGACCCACACCACGGCAGCTTGTCAGCTTTCATGTGCTTGCCATACTTTGTCTCATTGTTGCCGGTTTCGGCCACGCCCACCTCAGCAAGCGCAACCTGAATCAAGCGCGGCAATGTGCCTTGTGGAAACATTACAAACCTAATGCCTTGAGATCATCTGTTGTTAAACCAAGTGCTGCCAGTTTTGCCTGTGCAACAGCTTTGGCTGCTTCGGCTTCGGCTTGTGCGGCTGCTCTTGTTTGTGCATCAGCATTATCTTTTGCATGTTGAGCCAATTCTGCCGCGTTCATTTCTCTTTCAATAATTTCGCCTGTTTCGGCATTGTGAATTGTAATCATTGCGTTAGTCATTAGTTTACTCCGTAAATTATGTAGTCACCAGATGTAAAATTGCCACCGTTTACATTTAAGAATGTTATTCCTGTAATTGCGCCAGTTTGATTATACCAACCGCCAATTGCATACCAATAACCGTTTGCAGTTGTTGTAGAGTCATTGACTAAACTTTGACCTTTAAGAAATTTGGCAGTTGTTGTATTGGCATAATTTGGAATAGTAAAATCCGTCAAATTAAAAGTAACGACTGAATTATCCGCTCCTTGAGATGCGTCAATAAATGTTGAAGCTGGAGCACCGTTTGAACTTTGGCTAGAACCAAGATTGCGGTGACGGCTTGCAGTAGAGTCATTATTAAATCTGATGGCCAATTGATCATTATCTGAAGCAGGTTTGTAATTTTGAACAATGACTCTTAAATCTTTGTAACTACCAGATAAACCACTTACTACAACAGTTGCACCAGATAGTGTGCCAGTGGCAAGCGAAGTGTATGCGCCACCAGCAGCAGGAGTTGCCCACTTTAATCCTGTTGCCTCGGCTGAGTCTGCTGTGAGGACTGTTCCGTTAGCACCTACGCCAACGCGTGCATCAACCGTTGTAAAGGTAAATAGATCGCCTTTTGTTGTTAGCGGTGTTACATCTGATGTTGTTGTCCACGCTGGAACACCGCCACCTGATACAGCTAAAACTTGACCTGATGTGCCAATTGGTAGTCGTGTATTTGTGTTAGCCGTAGCTGATGAATAAGCAAGATCACCCAGCGTTGTGCCGGGTTGCAAGGCTTTGAGCCGTGTATCAACAGCCTGACCAAAAACCTCAAAATCGGCCGGCAAATCCGTTACCAAATCGGTCGCTGTCGGCATTTGGAAACTGTAATTACTCGTGGGGTTCGTCATTTGTTTTCTCCTTACGCCACAATCGTGGCATTGATCCAATCCAAAGTTGGATTGACTGTGTTCCATTGCTCTACCACCGGCACATCATTCCAGCGCATTGCCTGTAATGAGAATGAAATGGGTGACAAAATCATGGAAACGCTTATCTGATTGTATCTTGCCGAAAATGTCCAGCCTTCAACGAAACCCAGATAATCGCCAGAATTCATGTTTAACGGCAGATCGGCAATCTCTACCGGCATCCCCATAAATACATTGATAAGGTCATCTCGGTCGGCATCGTCAAGCTCCGGGTTGGTCAGCTCATAGGTAATGTTGTTGAAATTGAACCGTGGATAAGCTCTTAAGTCTAGGTAAAATGCCGCTTGATCAGTGGCATCATGCGAATGGCGCAATGTCGTTGTAAAGATTTGTGACAATTCGCCATAAAGCCCAATGGATGCAATGTCGCTGGCCGATGTTTCGTTTGTGCTGTTTTGGCCATACTTGATTGTGATGTTGTTTCGTACATCGCCTGTTCTGCTTTGGATGCTCAAGCCCGATGCCAAAGCGTGGTTGGCCGTTAATTCTACATAACCATTGGCAGCTAGATAGTTTGTCCGATGTGTGGAATCTGCATAGCCAATTTGGCCTTGTGCATCTTCATAAATGTAGCCCAATCCAGATGAAGCCAAAGCTGCAACCAATGAATAAACATCGGTTCGGCTTGATGATCGTTGTGCAAGCTCATAATTGCCCGGCTGGTCAATTTCGCCCAAGCCTGTATTTTGTGCATCTTGCCATTGCTCCGTTGGATCATAGGTTGCCCATGTCAATGCAGCCGGGACAGCTTGCCATTGGGCAAATAAAACCTCGCTCAAAATTGTGTAAATTTGATCGCCGTCAAAGTCGTGTGCCAGCACACCATCGGTCAAAGCCTTTGGCAATCTGGCCAATGCGCCTAAAGCAATGATGTTGATGCGCTGGGCGTAATCAACCGAGCCGACCTCGGCCACCGAGATGCCGACATCAACAACCGAGCCGCCAAAGATTGGCACATAAGTCGCTGTGGAATCTTGTAGCTCAATAGTCAAAGAATCATTGATCTCAATTGTGACATTGGATTGATCTAGGTTTATCAGCTCAAGATTTGTGTATCCGGCTTGTGCTTGCTCATAAATGTTAGATCGACCGCTGGTAATTGTTAGATTGGCCAAAATGGCCGTGGTGTATTGAACGCCGCCAATAGTTACGCGCCAAACAGGATTGAAAATTGTCATACTGTTTGCAGGTTATTTGCGCCACCTGTACCGCGATAGAAACTGTTGTTCAATGTGTCCACAATTGTGCGAGCTGTTCCTTCGGAATCTATAGCGCCATTTACAGTCAAATTGATAGTTGGAGCATTTGAGGCCGCCATGATTCCTGCAAGCGTATTGGTATTAACACCGGATGTACCTAATCTAAAAGGTTGATTTGATGCAGCCATAATGCCAGCAAGCGATGTGGTGCCACTTGCAAAATTATCAAATGCGCCCGCGACATCGTCCACCACTTTTGTGACCTTTTTTGCCACAGCTGCAATTCCGGTTGTGCCACCGCCTGTTGTGCCACCCGTTCCCGTAAGGCCGCCTCCTCCAGTTACTCCACCGCCTGTTGTGCCACCACCTGTCACGCCTCCGGTTGATGTCAAAACTGATCCGGTGCTAAGTTGCAAATTGCCCAGTGCGCCTGTGGCTGTGCTGCCGCCGCTTGATCCAATCTTGCCAATGTAAGCAATGTCCTTGCCCGGATTGATAATGTTTAAACCTCGGATTGCAAGATTTATAAAATCAATTGCGGTGTTAATCAAGCCTTTCAAGGCTCCCAAAACATTTGCAAAAACATTTAAAACAACACTTGCAACGCTGCCAATAATGTCAAAAGCCTTGCCAATGACAGCTCCAATCACCGGAGCAGCTGCCTTAACTAAATCGAAAAAACTTTGAAATTCATCTTTGTTTTCTATGACTGTTTTCTTTATTTTGTCAAAAGCCGATTTAAAGCCTTCAAAGATAGGTTGCACAAAAGTTTTTATGCTATTGGCAATTTCTTCCAAATTACCGCCTAAACCACCGACCTTTGAACTAAAAGCCTCTGAAACCTGTTGCACAATTGGAATAACATTTTCAGAAAAGAAATTGGCTAATTTCAAAACAATTGGCAAAAGTGCCTCGCCAATAGTTACTTTTGCGTTTTCTAATTGAGCTGTAAGGATTCGTGTCTTGTTTGCCAAGCCATCGCTTGTGCGCTCAAAGTCACCTTGTGCCGCGCCTGTCTGTTGATAGATTAAAGCTTGCGCGGCCAGAACCTTTTGTTGTGGTGTCAATGCCTCTTTGGTTGTTTTAATGATACCTAATGAAAGTGCAGATTGTCGCAATGAGGCATCATCGAGCAAAACTCCATAAGCTCGTAGAGGTTCGGCCTCACCGCGCAATGCCGATCCGATTGCATTGATCGCTTGTTCTGGTGTTGTGTTATTAAATGATGCCAAATCTGATGACAATTTTACAAAGTCGGTTGAGAATTTGCTCAAATCCTTGCCGCTAAGTCCGGCAGACTTGCCAAAGGTCGCGAATGTGGCAGCTGCATCTAAAGCCTGTTGTTTTGTCTGGCCTAAAGATGTTGCCGCGCCATCTGCAAATTTTTCAATGTCTTTGGCCGTGTCACCAAATAAAACACCAACCTTTGAAACTGTCTCGGATAGATCGCTTGCAGCTTTGACAGCATCAACACCAATTTTGAGAGCCATTGCTCCGGCGGCAGCTGCAACAGCTGCAAATGCCAGCGCAGCCTTCTTGCTAAAGTCACCAATTTTGCCAGCAAATCCATCAACATCTTTTGAACCTACATTGAGACTTTTTTTGAGTTCATCAACATCTGCAAGGATGGAGAGCTTGAGCGTTCTACTTTGTCCGGCCATCACCACTCCTTCAAAATCTTAGTAAATGCAGCTTCCCATTGAGCAACAATGTGAGGTTGTTCAGCTCTTAATGTTGGATAGATAAACCATCCACGCGAACCATTACCAAATCTGCCCGACCACACCGGGAATTGCCTAAATTTGTTTGATCCAAATTCATTGCCTCCCCATAGTTGCTGCGTTGTACCACCGCCGCTGAATTTTTGAGAAACAAAGCCAAATGACAATTCGCCAACCTTTGATGACTTGCTAACGCGCGATCCTTCGGCAATTCGTGATGCGGATCGATTTGGCCGACCGCTTGCTGCACCGATAATTTTTGATTGGACATAAGTGGCCAAGCCATTTGAAACACCTTTGGCTTGTTCAACAGCTGCCTCATCCATTGCTTTGAAAGCTCTGGTGATTCCGCGCAGATCGGCCTTGTTATAGGTGATCGGCTCAGTTGCCATTTTTGCTCCTCAGTATTTCAAAAGCGGTTAAAATGTCCTCGGCGGTCTGAAACTCTGATCGTGACAATCCCGTGTGGATGGCCAATTCCCAAACAATCCGGTTTATTGATCCGGACTCATAACTTTTGGGTTTTCGGTTTCTCCCATGTTGATGTCAGTCACAGTTTCGCACCACACTTCAAATGGCTTAACAGGTTTGCCGGCTGCCTCGCGCTTGCTTGCGTGATACGCTAAAAACATCAGATCAGCAATGCCCAATTTCTCAGATACTTGCTGGATGGTGTTTCCAGTTTTTTGTTCCCATTTCATCCACTCCGGTGGGAGCGCGGTATAGGTTGCACTCTCACCGGATGCGAATTCAATTGTTATTGGTAACTTCATTCTCCCGATTCCTTATCTGTTAAGTAATTGTCAAAATAGGTGTTGTCACACAGGTGAAGGCTAGTGAGACAGTTTGTGCATCTGGAGCTGTACCGCCGGCAGATGGCAAAATTGGCTGCACATCAAAGGCGAATGATGCGCCCGAATCTGCGCCAAAGATTACCGAAAGTCCAGTATTCGGAGCGTTTGTTGCAGCTGTCCATAGAGCTTCGCATAATGAACTTGCTGCGCCCCAGTCTGCGAGCATTTCAACGGCAAATGAGCCTTGAGTATCTGTCGTAAAATACGCCTTGCCATCGAGTGTCTGATAAGTGTTGATCGTTGAATCAACAGTTAAAGTCGCTGATGTAGCTTGAGCATCATAACTTGCACCAGCAATGGTGAAGCTGATGTCTCTGCCGGTAATAATTGTTGTTGGCAATTTATTGTCTCCTTAATTGGTATAGTAGGTGCTTACTTGTAAATCGGCCGTAAGATACTTACCGGCACCGACTTCCAATGGTTGTGGTTGATTCACATTGCCGACAACATAACCATTCGGCATTGTGCTGATGATACTAATCATCAATTGTTCAAGATTGTCTAAAGCTGCGGCGTTATTGGAATAGCCAACCACGCCTGTCACAGTTAAATTTATTTTGACCTTTGTGGTCGCGCCATTGATCAACACGCTTTCAAGATACGGCGCATCGGGTATTAAACAAATGCTTGGACTTGTCATCGTCTCTGGGATTCCGTTGTAGACATTGGCCGCTATCGTTGAAAGTGCTGTTTTGAGCGGTGTGCGAATGGCTGATTCGATGGTCATTGGCACATCGTTTCGACATCAAGGAATGGGCCTAAAAGCCCAATCACTCTGTTGCTTAAACTTCGGCCTAAAATGAACGGGCTCGGCTGAAAATTATCTGACATGATTTGATTGCCGGGAGCTGTAATGCTCTGAAAAATCTCAACAGCAACTACCAAAATTGCGTTCTCAATTGGCGGCGTGTTTGCATAAAGAGATGCGGCTGATCCACCGGATAAGGTAGCCAATGCGTTAGGAATAAACGGCAATGGATAGGTACGATCAGCCGCCGCTGTTGCAGCGGTAAAGGTATAAGGCTCAATACGATCATCGGTGACTGTATAGGTCGCGTTGTAGGTTCCGGCCCCGGTAACAACAACAGATTGACCCGGCACAAAGTAATTTGGCCGCATTGTAGTGAAATAAATGACGGAATCACTTACATTGGCAAAAGTCACCGATGATTGGTATTGCGTAAGTAAAGGCAAAATGGTTTGTTCAGCGGCATCAATAAATGAATCTAATTGTGCATCCGAATACAAGGAAACCGAGACACCCAAAATTTGTCTTAGCTGTGAAGCCGTAACTATTGCAGGCATCTCGGTTCCTTTCGTATCGTTAGCGTTCGGGAGCGACCGCTACCGATTCTTGATTGTTAGTTTTGGTTCCAGCAAGCACCAAATGGAATCTTTGGAGCAATTGCGCCGTAACCGTAATACAGGATGTCAATTGTTCCATCGCTGTTGATGTTCGTGCGTAGGTTAAAGCGTGGGCTTTCGTACCATGTCCATGCATCTGGATTAACAACAACCATTGAGAAATCTCCAGTTGATGTTGTTGGGCCAGCGTTACCAATTGAGCGTGAAACATAAAGGTTAAGACCCGGTGAAACTACACCGCGCAATGAATCGCCTCTCACATTTCCTGCCGCATTTGATGGCTGTGCTGCGTTGTATAGCGGCGCGCCGTTGTCGTTGTAGCCCATAATGTTGGTCCATTGTCCCGGACTTACAACAATGTTGCGAGCAAATCCAAGTGATGATCCATAAACAGCACCGGCAGCTTGAGATGTGTATCCCAAGAAACCTGTTGCTGTGTTTGCATTAACACCTGTCTGTTGTCCAGCTGCCGCGATTGTGCCAACAGCAAATTCATCAGTTACTTTTGCATAAGCAAATTCGAGATTTTGTAAAAGCGCGGTTAGGTACTCAGGCCGGCTGCGGTCGATCAATTCGACTGTTGAAATTGCGCGACCTTTGAATGACTGAACAGGAACGCTCAAGAATGTTGCTGTGAGATTTGATTCTGTAACAGCTGCGTTTTCTGCAATGTTAGCAACAGTTGGAACGCCTGTTACGCGAGGAATCTCAAAAGTCATGCCTTCGCCAACCAATGTTTCACGGCTTAGCGCATCAATCATTCCGCGATCAGCGTTTGCCAATGCATTGACGATCTGTGTGCTTTGTGGTGTTGGGATCATGCCCGGTGCTGTTGATGTGGTGTTATCGGCAGCCTTTACATACTGACGAGAATCCTCATCATGCAAAATTGTTGCCTTGAGATAATGCTCAAGGTATGAGACCTTATTGACGATCGGTGATCGTGGTGATGTGTAGTACGCAGGTCGTGATGCCTGTACAGGCTCGACTTCTGGAGCTGCTACCGGTTCAACGGCAGGAGCGACTGGTTCGGTAGTGTTGTCCACTTTGTCTCCTTCATTTGGGTTTGTTGTATCTGATCCTTCTTGAGTTTCAGAATCTTCTGATGCTGCTACTTCCGAAACCCGTGCAGATCGCACGGCAGGTTCGGTGACAAGTGCAACGCCTACAAGCTGGCCATTCTTGACTTTCATGGTGCCATCTTTTTGAATTTCATAATCATCAACGGCCAATTCAATTGAGAATCCATCTCGCAAGCCTTCCATTGCTTCGATCAATGCATCGTTGCCAGCTGTAGTGTTGGCGATCTTAAATGTGGCCGTCATTTCCTTGTCATTTACAGACATGGCCACGCTGCGCCCGATCCTGCGAGTAATGTCATGTTCAAGGTTTAAAAAAACATCACCAGGCTGAATTGATCCACGGGCAAAAACAACCTTGCCTGTCGATGCATTTGCTTGCTCATTAAACGCAACAATGCGGCCGGTGATTGTCCGTGAGTCGGAATCTGCTGCCGTAATTTGCATTGGTGTTGTTAGCTTCATGAGATCATTTCCTCCATTTGTCTAATTTCCTCGGTGGTGATTGCACCGATTTCAAATAAAATCTTGTAAATCTCAGCGCGTTCTCTTTCTGATCCGCGTAGGTAAGCCTTCAAATCAAATTCAACGCGCTGTGTCGATGGCGTAAAATCTGGCATTGAAAGTCTTGAGGCTAAGCTGTTCATAAGAGGCAACAATGAAAAATCCAACAAAGTTTGACGCGCCGTGCTGGCGTTTGCATAGGTCATGGATGATCCAGTCGGCGCATCAATAAAGTAGGCCGGAATTCCCACGGCTCTGGCCAGTTCTGTAGCAATAATTTCACGCGCTGCATTAAGGCCAATTTGCTCAGGTGTAAATCCGACTGTTGTTAATTCCACATCAGCATTAAGAAATGCTGTTCCGCGATTTCTCCGAGCTGCGCCCCATGCATCCAACAGTTTTGCAATGCGATCAGCTGGCAATGCTGTTCCGTTAGATTTAAGAACCATTGATGGCACCGGTTCGCGCGCGTACATCGCAGCGGCTCTTTCGAGCTCTGCACCTGCGCGAATTGTGCGACCTGCGCGATTTAACAATCCTTCATCGTTTCCGTAGAAAACAATTAAGCTGCCCGGCCCGGAATCTGGCACACGCGATCCATCCACTGTGTAATACTCAATTTGTGTTCCAATTGAATTTAAAAATACGCCAACGCGATTGGGAGCAACACGCCACATCTGGCGAACGCGGCCGGTGTCGGCAAATTGGTCCATGAGCTGAAAATACGAAAATCCTGTAAATAATAGATCCTCGGCCGCCCAACACCATGATGCAGCACCGGGAACGCGCTTATCTGGATCGTTAATAACAACTGGCGAATCAACAACCTGACCTGTCGCTTTGTCGCGTGTCACCATTGGAATTGTGGCGATTGAATTGCAGATCATGTTTCGTGCGCGAGCAATTGCAGGAACACTCATTGCTTCTTCGCGGCTTGCTAAATAATCAGCTCCACCAAATGGAAAAAATGCATCTAGCGTTGGAGCTGGCCCAATTTGTGCAGCTACATCGGCACCGCGCATTGGCGCAACAGTTTCAATGGTGCGCTTTCGGTCAAATAATCCCATGAACCTATTTTCTCAAAATGTCAAGGATCAACCCACCAAAATGTCAATTTCCGTTTCTGGGCGTGTCGCGAAGTGTGTAACCAATGCAGATGCTACGGCAGCACACACGGCCGATTGGCTGGCACGGCGGCCAATAACCCAACCGCCGTCTCCACGCCTTAATTGCACAGCTGAAAGCATCTGCTCGGTAAGTGCAGCTTGATTGCGATGCTTTAAACGCCCGGAATTGATGGCACCCAATAACTCATCACAAGCTTGCGGATAGTCGCTGTCCATGTCATGGATTGGGATACCTGCCGGTTGCATACGCGCCGCAACCGCGCCGGATGTTCGGCGGCTGTAAAGCAAATACTCAATTGGGTACTTGCGACAATAGGCGGCAGCATCATTGGCAATTGCCCGATCATCTAGTTGAATTGAGTTTTCCCATGTGTGCAACAGCTTTACTACAAATGATTCTGCACCAAGCTTTTGAGCTGCAACCAAAGCCGCGTGTTTTCTGTCTGGTGAAATGTCAATGGCCATCCATGTAAGTTTGTCATCATCAAGGTCAATAGACTCATCGCCACAGGCTTGCCATTCTTTGGCACCTACAACGCTGGAGATTGTTTGCACCCAACGATTCAACACCTCGGTCATAACTACATCTGGAGGATCATTGAAAACAGCCCGAATGTTATCTGGATGAATTGTTATGTTGAGGCCGGGATTGGCGAAGGCTGCATTTTCCAATGTAATTTCATCAGTTGGTGCAGACCACTCAAAATAGCCCACATCATCGGTTGCACCACTAGCTGCCGCCATTCCGCGTTCTCTCAGCTGATTCAGCACAATTGAGTGCGAATCACCGGCTGAGCTAAAACAATTGACTTGCGGATTTTTTGCCGCCATCAAGGTATAGCGCATAGCGGCAAATGTCTCCATGTCATGCAATTCCCGGATTTCATCCATGTGGATTGTTTCCGGTTTTGACAATCCACGAGCTGCCGATCCGCCGGCTTTGATAATAAACCTATTTCCGGCCATAGTCTGGATTTCCTCGGCCCCATGTTGCCAGCGGATGCGCTTGACCTGATTTGCCAAATCGGCGTTTTCCTCGATGATTTGTACAATGGCTCTGAATTGTTCGAGCGATGTAACCAATCGGTGAGCTGTGGAAACCTGCAAGGATTCATTCCAATGAAACAAACCCATCATG